GATGCGTTCTGGGATTGGGTGGCCTCGTGGGCGCGGTGCGCTGAGACGCCGGCCGATCTTGGATACGACGCATCCCGCTTCGTGCTGCCTGCGCTTCAGATCCATCGGCACAAGGCGGCGGGCGACACGCGCGCGCCGGCCGGGATGCTGTTCGCGGGCGACATGAGCGCGACGAACATGCACGCGGTCAAGCGCGAGACGGCACAGGCCCGCGCCGAGGCGGTGGGCGCATTGGTGGCAGCCGAGCCGGGTGAGGCTTGGGTCATCTGGTGCGACAACGACGCCGAGGCCGATGCGCTTAGGGCGGCGGTTCCTGGGGCCGTGGAGGTGCGGGGATCGCACACGCCAGACCGCAAGGAAGAGGCACTAGCGGCGTTCGCGGCGGGCCAAGCGCGATACATCATCACGAAGCCGAGCGTGGCCGGGATGGGGTTGAACTGGCAGCATGCCGCGAGGGTGGCGTTCGTGGGCCGCAGTTTCAGCTACGAGGCATGGTATCAGGCCGTGCGGCGTTGCTGGCGCTTTGGCCAGACGCGCCCCGTTGACGTGCATCTGATCGTTGCCGAGGGCGAGGATCAAATTGGCCGCGTGATTGACCGCAAGGCTGGCGACCATCTGACGATGAAGCGGGCAATGGCCGCTGCCATGGCGCGAAGCCGGGGCGAGCGGGCCATCACTCGTGTCCGATATGAACCGAACCACCTAGGGAGACTGCCTCAATGGATGTGCGCTGCTTGAACTCGGCTCACGGCCAACGATGGACTGCGATCAACGGCGATAGCTGCGATGTGCTGGCGCAGTTGCCCGATGCATCCGTTGGCTTCTCGGTCTACTCGCCCCCGTTCGGCGACCTATTCGTGTATTCCGAGAGCGAGTCCGACCTCGGCAATTCGGCGAGCGACGCTGAGTTTTTTTCGCATTACGAATTTATCATCCGCCACAAGCTGCGGGTGACGAAGCCGGGCCGGATGACGGCCGTGCATTGTTCCGACCTGCCCACGCGCAAGTGGAAGGATGGATACATCGGCACGAAGCCGTTCTCCGACCAGATTACGGCGGCGCACGAGGCGGCCGGCTGGCACTTCGTGCGGCGCGTCACCATCTGGCGCGATCCCGTGGTGGAGATGACGCGAACCAAGGCGCTGCATTTGCTACACAAGCAAATCCTGAAAGACAGCACATGCTCTTGGCCGGGGACGCCGGATTACCTGCTGGTGTTCCGTGCGCCGGGCGAGAACGCCGAGCCAGTTGGCCACAAGCCGTCCGATTTTCCGGTTGACCTTTGGCAGAAATGGGCCTCGCCTGTTTGGTTCGATATCTCGCAAACGGCGGTGCTCAACAACAAGGACGAGGCATCCAAGTGGGTCGGGGATGCCGTAAGCCTTGACGCCGCGCGAGACGAAGCGGACGAGCGGCATCTGTGCCCGCTGCAACTACCCCTGATTGATCGGGCGGTGACGATGTGGAGCAACCCCGGCGATGTGGTGCTGTCGCCATTCCTCGGCATCGGATCGGAGGGCGTTGTTTCCGTGAAGCGCGGGCGGCGGTTCTTCGGCTGCGAGTTGAAACCGTCCTACTGGCGCCAGGCCGTGCATGCTTTGGAAGGCGCGGAGCGGGGCGCCGTGGATCTGTTTAGCGTGGCGGCGGCATGAGGCCGGAAGATCGCCTCCAATCCCGCGCCCGCATGCTGCTGAACAGCCATCTTCCGGCGCCGTGCCATTGGTCCAGCGTGGGCCACGAGCGCAAGCAGACGCTGCGACAGGGCCAGATGCAGAAGGCGCGCGGGGTCAAGCGCGGGCTGCCTGACATCATGATTTGGGCGCCGGGCTACTTTCTCGGATTGGAACTTAAGGCGGGGAAGAACATCGCGACGCCAGAACAGGCCGCGTTTGGGCAGGCCATGGCGCGGTTGCAGTTTGGATACGAGGTGGTGCGGAGCGTCGAACAACTCGGCGAGGCCCTAGAGCGCCACGGCATCCCGTTGGCGCCCGGCTGGCGGGTGGCGGCGATGCACCACGATGCGGCGTTGGACGTGCCCCAGCGCGGCCACAACAAGCCGCCGCGTGCGCGTGCCGCCAAGCCCACGGCGCGGACGCTGGCGAAGCTGGCGAAGGCGCGGGCGGAGACAATGTTTTGATCTCCCTCCACCTCTCCACCAACCCCCGCGCCGGCACAATCACCATCCACGGCGAACGGTGGACCCTCGCAACCTGGCACAAAGCCGCCGAGGGCCAGATGCACGCCACTACGAGCGACGGCGAGCGGGTGACGCTGGCCATGGGCGAGGAGGTGTCGGGGCTGACTATTGGCAACACGGGAAGCGCCCGGCGGTGGACCATTCGCGAGGTGGTGAAGGACGGGGCGGCGTTTACGGGCGTGGCGCTGGAAAATTGCGGTAAATAACAACAAACCCCCGACCGTGAGGCCGAGGGCTTGCGTTTGCCGGGGGTGCGGCTATACTTACGTTTGACACAACGCATGGTCTGTGTAGCAGGTTGGGGAACTTGCTACAAGCCCATGCCCTAAGCGAAGGGCTAAAAATGTCGGAATTTCGGAAATCGGTTGAGGCGTCGTGGCGGCGCTATCTGCGGTCGGCTGTGCGTCAATCCGCCATGAGTAGGGCGCAGAAGGACGTAACGATGGGGCTGTTGAACCTTTGGCTGCACCACCGCCACAGCCCCAAAGGTTATATCCATCCCGGCCGGGAGCGTCTGGCGCGAAATGCCAAGGTGTCGGTCAGGACAGTGGCCGGGACGCTCAAGGCTCTGCGCGATGCCGGCGTTTTGAAGGTGCGGAAACACGGCCACGGGGAGGGGCAGAACCCGACCGAATACACCATGAACACCCTTGCGTTGATTACCTTTTGCGGCGGCGATCTCCCGGCATGGGTGGCGGCTGAGTTAGTCGAGGTAAACAACAAAAAAGGCCCATCCGAGAACGAAAAGAGAACGTTACGAAATCGCAAATTGCACACCACTAGCGTGCAAAAAGTGCACACAGTCTTAGATGACGCATGGTGTGGCGAGGAAGGCCATAGCCATGGGTGATCTTCTCCCCGGTCGGGTTAGCCAACCGAAGGAACTCCGCCCGCATCAAATCGAGGCCCTGCGCCTAATCAGGCTTTCGGCTGGCAAGGGCAACCGCCGTATCGTCTGCCAGATGCCGACAGGGGCCGGAAAGACGGTGACCGCCGCGAAGCTGATCGCCTCAGCCCTCGCCAAAGGCAAATCCTCCATTTTCACGGTGCCTGCCCTGAGCCTCATCAACCAGACCGTGGAGGCGTTCGAGGCCGAGGGCGTGACCGGGATTGGCGTCATGCAGGCGAAGCATCCGAGGACAAATCCCTTGGCACAGGTGCAGGTGGCATCCGTCCAGACCCTGGCGAAACGCGACATCCCCGGCGCTGCCGTGGTGATCGTAGACGAATGTCACATCCGCGCGGCCGTGGTGGAAAAGCTGATGGATGAACGCCCGGACGTGTTTTTCATCGGGTTGAGCGCAACGCCATGGGCGGACGGCATGGGCGAGCGGTGGCAGGATTTGGTGATACCCGTGACGATTGGCGACTTGATCGATGCCGGCATGCTGTCGCGGTTCCGAGCATTTGCCCCTGACGTGCCCGACCTGTCAGGCGTCAAGATCAAGGCCGGCGAGTATGCCGAGGCTGGGCTAGAGCGCGTGATGGGCACCGCGAAACTGGTCGGCAGCGTGACACAGACGTGGCTGGAAAAGGCGGACAACCGGCCGACGCTGTGTTTCGCGGTCAACCGAGCGCATGCCTCGGCACTAGCGGGCGAGTTTCAGCGCCACGGGGTGGCGAGCGCCTACGTGGATGCATTCACGGACATGGCCGAGCGTTCGCACATCAACGGGCAGTTTCGGGCTGGCGATATCCGGGTGATTTGCTCCGTGCGCACGATGACCACGGGCGTTGACCTGCCGGTGTCGTGCATCATCGACGCGGCGCCGACCCGTTCGGAAATGCTGCACGTCCAGAAGATCGGGCGGGGCCTGCGCGTCAACCCCGGCACAGAGGATTGCTTGATCCTGGATCACGCCGGCAACAGCATCCGGCTGGGGCTGGTGACGGACATCTTTCACGACACGCTGAGCGATGCCGACCGGGCGGAGAAGGGCGAGGCGAAGCCGGCGGAGGAGAAGCTGCCCAAGCCGTGCATGGCGTGCGGCGAGTTGCATACGGGGATGACCTGCCCGACTTGCGGCCATGAGCGCCGGCCATCTGGGCGGGTGGAGACGCTGAATGGCGATTTGGTGCAAATTGCAGGGGGGCAACCCCGCGCAACGCGCGAGGAAAAGCAGGCCTTTTGGAGCATGGCGCTTTGGCTCGACGCTGAGCGCGGCCGGGGCGGCAAACTGGCGAAGGGGATGTTCAAGGGCAAATTCGGCGTGTGGCCGAACGGGTTGCACGACACGCCAACACCGCCGGATCGGGCTTTTCTGAATTACGACAAGTCACGCCGCATTGCATATGCAAAAGCCATGGCCGCAAAGGATCAGGCGGCATGATCCACCATGAGAAAACCGTTGTCGCGGCAAAGGGGAAATGGCGCGGCGTGTTGCTGCACCTAGGCGTTCCGTCATCGGCATTGCGCGATAAGCACGGCCCATGCCCGATGTGCGGCGGAGAGGACCGTTTCCGCTTTGACAACAAGGAAGGGCGCGGAACCTATATTTGCAACCAGTGCGGCGCAGGCGATGGGATGAAACTGGCCTGCGATTTTACAGGCCAGCCGTTTGCCGAGGTGGCAAGCCGGATCGACGGCATCCTAGGCAACGTCAAAGCGGATGCTCCGGTGCGGCCAGCCATGACCGAGGATGAACGGGTGCAGGCCCTCCGCGCCGCCTGGGCAGATAGCCGGCCGGTCACGCGCGGCGATCTGGTGGATACCTACCTGCGGGCGCGCGGCCTGGGCGAGCGAGGCTATCCGCCGGCCCTGCGCTTTACCCCCGCGCTACGCGACGGAGAGGGCGGCGTCAGGCCCGCGATGCTGGCGCTAGTCGGGGTGTATGGGCACAAGCCCGTGAGCCTGCACAGGACGTTCTTGCGGCCTGACGGCGGCGGGAAAGCCGAGATGGGTTCGCCGCGGAAGATGATGCCCGGCGAATTGCCAGACGGTTGTTGCGTGCAGTTGTCAGAATGGGTAAATTCGGGGCCGCTCGGCATTGCAGAGGGGATCGAAACCGCGATGGCCGCCTCAGCGCATTTCGACGTGCCGGTATGGTCCGCCATCAACGCGACGATGCTGGCGAAATGGTTGCCGCCTCCCGGCTGTGAGGAAGTTGTGATTTTCGGGGATAACGACACGTCATTTGCGGGCCATGCCGCCGCGTATCGCCTCGCGCATCGGCTGAGCGCGCGCCAAATCCCCGTGACGGTGCAAATCCCGCTGATCCCCGGACAGGACTGGGCGGACGTGTGGTTCGCGCGGTTTCGTAATGGGGGGAAATGATGATGCGGCATAACTACCGCCCCCGCGCGCGTGCGTTGTGTCCAAACGGGAATAGCGGGGGCGACGAATGACTTACCGTTTCAACATCGACCATCGCCACGATGGCAGTATCCGCGTCACGTGCGGCGAGCACATCCACGCGAGCGAGCGCGGCTTGGCGCGCAAGCTGGTGAACGCTGGCGCCGTTGACTCGCCGATCGAAGCCGGCAGGCCGGGGCGCACAGACTACCGCGTCGGCAGCCTGCATGCCTTCGCGGCCGTGGCGCTGAATGAGGGTGAAGCGGGGTTTTCGGCGGGCACCTATAAACCGCACCCGGAAGCGGAGGTGTCGCCTGCGCTTGAACGTGCCGTTGCCGCCCGTGCTGTGGCGGTCAAATTCCGGCGGGAGCGTATGGGGGCGCTAGGTGGGTAGCGGCGAAGCCCGCGACGGGCTGTGGCGGCGTCCTACGCGGGCGGCGGCGGATCATCCCGCATCGCCTGCCGGTGCGCTTCCAACCGGCGCGCGAGCCACGCGGCCACGTCTTGCGGCACGGTGTAGCGG